TGCGGCACACGCCGCCTTATCAGCCGACTTAAAGGAGCGGCTAATCCGTATTCCCGTATCGTGGGACAACGAACTAGCGCTTATTTACGAGGTGCGACCTCGGCAGGTTTTACGCCTTGTGCAGGCGAGGAATACGTTTTTTACGGCTACGGGCCGACCCCATATCGTAGGGATGGACGTATAGAGCATATTAGTATAGCTAATATTACAATGCAACCACTATCGATAACGGGCAGTTTTCCTAGCGATCTTCTTTGGTTGCTTACTAAACTGTTTACCTTTTCTAGTATCGGCGCGCTTCTTAGCACTGGTCTTTGCATACTCTTTCTTACTCAAAGACTCACGAGCCTTCTTTGGTAAGTACCTTTCACCTGTCGCCTTCTTACCTTGAGTGCTGTTTTTCCCCGATTTAGTGCCCCATTTCTCTTTAGTCCACTTAGATAAAGACTTCTGAGCTTTGGTTTTACCACCTCGGTAGCCACCACCAGCTTTTTTATAGCGTTGTGTCGCGAGTTGCGCTTTTCGGGCACTCCACTGTCCAGCTTTACCGCCTTTCGAGCTTGCTTTTACATCAGCAACAATGCGTTTCCACAACTTTTCGTTAGTTCGCGCCATCAGATCACCACTTAACTTTATTAGCCCAATAGGCCGCGCTCATTTTGCCCTTCGAAATGTTGCGGCGGTGCCGAGCTTTGAAAGAAGCGCGCTTTTTCTTCATCCGTTCGGACTCACCTTTCTTTGGTTTACCCGCAGTCTTAGCGCCTTGCTCTCCAAAACGTATGGTTTTGATCTTGTCTCCCTCTTTAGCCACAACAATGTGTGACTTTTTAGGGTGATTTGGAGTCCTTTTCGGCTTGTTAAAGCCCGAGACTCCAGCTCGGGCTAATCGTGGGTCTTTTTTTGCCGCCATTTGTTACCTCGCTATAAGATATCGCCTCTCAGGCGTTTCAAAGTTGCTTCAGGTAGTGCGTCGAACTCCTCTTCGGTCATCGTAGAGAGGTCAAAACCTTTCTCACCATGAGTCGATGAGCTTTCACCTGGTAGTTCTGGGGGTTGTGCGTCGGCAGCTTTCAGTTTCTTGCTGACTTGTGCTCGTTTTTTAGCCAATTCGTCAGTTTTCTGCGCCTTCCCAGCTAAACTTGGCGCACTTTCCTGCGTTTGATCTAAGTCGTGGTCTTTAACGACGTATTTCACAGCTTTTGAGAGTGCGTCTACCGCTTCGTAACCCTTCATGATGAACGCATCGCGCAATTCGACGACTTCGTTAGTCATATCTTCGTTGAAATCGTCTGAATTACGGTCGAAAACAGGGTACGCATCTTCCATAGCGCTTGCGGCCTGTTGTAATGCAGTCATCTGGCGGTCTTGATTCACCGTTTGACTCATTTCCTGACGCATTTCGTACTCTAACTGCTCGCGTTCTGCCTTTCTGATCTCTCTGCGGAGAGCAACTGCTTTCTCCGTTTCGCCATCAAGTACCATGTTTTGGTATTCAACTTCTTTCGCATCGAAATCGTAAGATTCGGGTGCTTCCTCTGCTTTTTCATTTGCGGCATTTATCTCGTCTAGTTGTTTCTGTAGTGCTTTTTGCTTCGCTAGCACTTCATCTAGACGCGCTTTTGGAACCATCGGCTTCTTTACTGGTTTATCTTCGGGAGTCGGGGTCTCTTTTGCCTCAACTGCCTCTTCTACTTCCTCATCAGAGTCTGTTTCGGATTCGCTCCCTTCGTCTTCGGCCACAGTTTCTTCGGATTCTTCGGCAACAGGTTCTTCCGTCTCGTCCTCTGCCACAACTTCTTCCTCTTCAGCAACTTTTTCTGGCTCCTCTTCAGGTGTTTCGAAACTCAAATCCAGCTGAGGGCCATCATCTTCTTCGGGCTTATCAGCCCCAGGCATTACGTCAAACTCAATTGGCTTATCTTCTGCTACTTCATCTTTTTGCTTACTCATTTAAGAACTCCTGTTAGTCCTGTTGGTGTTTTGAAACGCCGCCGTGGCCAACTTGGTCGCAGCGGAAGTTTGCGTTGCGTTTTCGCGTTGAGTATTCGTGGCAGAAGCCAGCTCGCGACGTAGTTGCAACTGTTCTTGGTTGATTTGAATCTTGGTTTGCAGCTCAGCCATGCGGATTTGCGGATCAATGTCAGCTTTATCCTGTGCCTTGGCGATGTTCATTGCGGCTTCAGACTGGAGCTTCTTAACTTCAGCATCCAACTTCATAATTTCCAGCTGGATCTGCTGTTGCTGAATCTCTTGCTGTTGCTGCATTGCTGCCATTTGCTCTTCGGTCGGCGGCTCTTGGCCTGTCATCTGGCGAATACGTTTCGCTAGCTCACCTTTACGGGCCAAATGGCTGTACTCGATGATTGCGTCGTCAGGTACTACGACGCCTGCTTGTCGTAACGCGATAGCTTCAGCGAACTGAACTTCATCGAAGCTGTCTCTCGCTGGTGCAGTGGCAACAATCACATCGTACTCACCAAGAGTTAGGTCATTAATCACTCGACCTTCAGGTGTTTCTTGGTTCACGATCATTTCTTCGCGGGGTTTCAACGGATCATCTTCATTAGTCACTTGGATGACGCGCTGTTCTGTGTAAAAAGTCTGTATGAGATTCAGTACAGATTCTGCGAGGTACTGCCGTGCTTTACGCAGATTGTCGAGCGGTACTTGGATCATTACCGCGCCGCGGTTCTGCTTAGCTTGGATCGCGACACCAGATACTTCTGCGCTATCAGAGCCCAACATGCTGTCGTTAACACCAGAGATGGTTTTAATATTTGCCGCAGCTTTCTGGGCAATGCGGTCTAAACCAGTAGGTATCGTGTTGGGTTGAATTTTATTTGGTGGTGTAGTGCCTCGAGCATATTCAAGGACAAGACCTGTTTCTGCGCCATGCTCCTCGAGGTCGTCGGCAGTCATACCTACCAACGAACCGCTCTCTACCATCCAGCCACTATTAGCTGTGGTATTAACTATATGCAGCTCTTGGCTTGCAATCTTGTTCAACTGCTCCTGTGGTGAAAGGAGGTTGCGAACAACACCAAACGGACGACCTCTACGGAAGTAGCAGAAGAAAGGGATAATTGTGAACTGGTTGTAAGGAGACCAGTCATCATGCAATACAACTTTGTCGCAGGTAACAGTCCAACGAATCTTACGGATGACCTTACTAATCAAAGTCAGGTTGTACTGTTTAGCGAACTTTTTGTTCTTGTTTTCTGTCCACTCGTCGGGTGCTTGGCGTTGATCACCTGTATCGGGGTCGACGAAGAAAAACGCGCGGCTCAGCTTCTTGTGCTGGCGCTCCACGACGCGCAGTGATTTTACATTGCGGTACTCTTCGTCCCCAGGGACTCCCGCTCCGAAATAATCGTCGTTTGTTTCCGTATCCCCGAAACGTGTCTCCTGATATTCCACGGAGTCTGGCCCGAAACTCATACCATTCTCAGCTACAAAGAGAAGGCGTTCTGCGCACTTCTTGCCGTATAACTCCTCGATCTCATCGAGCGTCATCCACTTAGTTTCGAACACCTCGTTCCAAGTCTTAGGATCAGCATCTTTAGCATCCGGATCGATAAGTATGTCCAGCGGATCTTTAGCCGTGATTCGGATCTCACCTTCAACGTGGTCGCCAAAGTCCATACGGACATCGAAGTACCCACGACCATCCATAATCAGACCGTCAGAGAAGACTTGTTGCTCAACCCAATCCAACTTGTTGTTGTCGGAAATTTGCATGTACAACTTATTCAGGGTGTGGGCTACATCCTGATCGCCGCCTCTTCGCGGTTTGAACTGTATATCTGCTCTGCGAGTTGCTTGCTCACCAAGGATGCTATTAATAGTAGGAAGAATGGTATTGATGGTCAGGGCAGGGCGACCTTCTTGTTCTAGTGCAGACTCATCATCTGGGTCCCACTGATCACCTTGATAGTACTCATCACATTTGAGTGCCATCTCTACATAATCTAAATGCCCATTATCGCGGGCGCGTTCATATCGAGCCCACTGTGTGCGTGTTATTTCTTCTTCCTTCGCAGGATCTATCTTCTTTGTCTTTGCCATCGTTATGCGCTCATAGCTGATTTAGTGCGTTCGCCTTTAAGTAATCCAGGGAGCCTGTCTCTCCAACTTGGTACGTGTTCAACCTTCTCTACGAAGGTGCTGAACTCGGTCATCATCAAACCTATCCAAGCCAAGGCATCTACCTGGTCGTCGTGAACCCCATTCGGGAAGCGCAATAACTCTGCTACCAAAGGGCCAGTAAACTCTTCATCTCTGGGCATAAACACCATGCCCTGTTGCATCCGACCTTGGATCGCTCGTGCTCGTGCTTCTTTATCTCTGCGTCCTGTTTTGAGGTCCTTGAAATACGCCTCATACAGTCCACGTTCACGAACACGCTTCTCGAGGAACGGCCCGAGGGCCATCTCGATGTGTCCTTTCTCAATACCAATTATCGATGGCTTCCAAACTTCGTAGAGATCGAGGATCTGTTCTACGAGTTCAAAACCATCAAAACGACCGCGCACCATGTCCATCACAAACATCTGGTCGTACTCGTCGACGCCTACAACAATACCGACGGTGTAGTCGTTTCTATCGTTCTTACCGATCGCCAAGTCCCATGCGCAGTAGTAACGCATGCGGTCTTCATCTATATCTTCGCGGTCGTAGTACTGCACCATCTCTCTAGTGAAGTAATCACCATCGTCCGCTACTGGATTCTGCTGATACAGTGCCGACCAGTCTCGAGGTCCGACGGCCTTTTCAATACGCGCAAGGGCTTCTTCGTCATATCGCTCGCGATGCAGAGCTTCTCCCTGGTTGCGAAACTCCTCATCAACTTCGGCTCTGGCTGGGTAGTTAACAACTTCCCACTGCTCTCCATTATCTGCCGCTGCTTTAAGTAGTCGCCCCGCAAGATCGTCATCGTGCCAGCGAGTAAGGATGACCAACACACCGCCACCAGGAGCAAGACGTG